CGTCGGGAATACTTCCTTTCTTTCGCCCGTCCCCATAGCCGGGGGACGGGTCTTTTTTTATGCCTTTCTTTATGTCAAATACGCTCGTTTGTGTCACTGTCTTCGCTCGCTCCGCATCGGCCTGCTATTGTCACCACATTCGTGCCATCTCCCATGACATAATCTAATTGCCAATAACCCCCGTTTGTGGTATAATATAGGTACAATGAGAGGAGGCTGATGCCTTGTGAAAATCGGATATGCCCGTGTATCCACCCAGGACCAGAACCTTGACCGCCAGCTGGACAATCTCCGCTCCGCCGGATGCGAGCGGATCTTCAACGAGAAGATGACCGGAACAAAGTCCGACCGTCCGGAACTGAAGACCATGCTCCTGACCCTCCGCTCCGGTGACGTCCTCGTCATCGACTCGTTCTCCCGTCTGTCCCGCTCCACCAAAGACCTGCTCGACCTGGTCGAACGGCTGACCGAGATGGGCGTCCACCTTGTCAGCCTCAAGGAAAACCTCGACACGACCACGGCAACAGGCAAACTGATGCTGACCATGCTGTCCGCCCTGTCCCAGTTTGAGCGGGATCTCATTGCCGAGCGTACGATTGACGGTCTGAAGGCTGCCCGTGCCCGTGGTCGTCATGGTGGACGTCCTCGGATTGGCTCGGACAAGGATCGGCAACAAGCCTATGCTATGTACAAAGCAAACATCATGTCGTGTCAGGAGATTGCCAACAAATTTGGTGTTTCGCTCTCCACACTGAACAGATGGATTGCATCAGAAAAGCGGGGATAACTTCCCCGCTCTTTTTTTTATACCCAAAAGCAACCCGTCACGTCGTATATATTATATTTATTATTAATACCGTATATACCGTATATTACTCTTCCTCTTCTTCGGCAGGGATTGCGTCCACCAGTCGCCTTCTCGCTTCGTCTGCGTTCATATCCTGCAACGGATTGTTCGGTGTAACGACGACATCGGTCTGATCCTTGTACCCGTGGTTGTTTTTCAGCAGGAATATGGCAGGTATCGGATTGATTTTTCCGTCAGCCATAGTTTGAGTCAATAACTGATTGGTCAAGATATAGGCCCTTTTAATAGCGTTTCGACTCTCCTGCGGTAGGCTTGACTCCACACCTTCCTTCCACTTCCACAGTTGTGACCTACTGACACCGAATGAGAGTGCAACAGATTCAATGGTTGGCTTCATGTCGTGCTGAATCATATACATGAACGCCTCGTTGACTCTTTGCTCGACAGCTTCGGGGTTGTGCATATCGACCTTGCCCATGTTTGACAGGTCGAGTGCGTTTTGTATCATGCGGGACATATCGCCCGGTTCATAGTGTGGTGACAATGCTTCTGTTCTATCGGGACGTTTCCGTTTTTGTTTTTGTTTAACGATATCTGTGACCTGTTCATCTGACAGGTCTGTGCCCGTTTTCTTATTCATGGTTTCTCCTTTCGATGATGTCTTCCCATGGCATCCGCTCGTACGGTTGAGCGTAGTCAGGCCATTCCGGTTTCGCATATGATAGGAAGTGGCGGATGCGAGGGTGGGTGTTGAGTTCTGTAACGAATGACGTGTTGTACTCGGACGGCAGTGGTAGGATGTGGCGGTCGCAGACGGAGTTGATGACGTCCTGTTCGAGGTGTTTGTGGTGGACGGAGTTGATTGTGCGGATGATGACGTCGTCGGTCTGGTCCGCTCGTAGTTTGTCGAGGTTGAGGAGCATGACGCCTGCGTTGAAGTATGGGTGTTTGTGGTGGATGGACGGTTGGTCGAAGAAGCGAGTTTCCTCGACGGCTGCGAGGTAGTGGTTGGAGAGGTCGTAGTTCCAGATGCCGGAGATGTCGTCAACGACGAGCGTGTCCGGATCGAGGAGGAGGACTATGTGCTCATCCGGAAGGATTTTTGAGAGTGCCGCCCGCATCCATGTCATGTAGCCGTAGTGCGGGTGGTAGTTAGGGCCGGGGACGGGGAAGATTGTTTGGTTGTGGAGGTTAAGGGTTGTGATGATATCGGGGAGTGTGCGTGGGAATGCGGGCGTATCGATGAGGAAGTTGACTTTGTCCACGGTTGTGTGGAAGAGGAGTGACTTACAAGCGGTTTCCATTTGGGTATAGATTCGCTCGTCACCCATGTAGACGACAGTTTTTTTCATGGTTTACCTTCTTTCGAGGACAGTAGTCCAGGGGATTTTGTCGTAGGTATCGTAGCCTGGTTTGGTGTTGAACTTTGCCGCACACATAGCGTAGTGTTTAATGTGTTCGTCACCGTCTGGGAGTTGAGGACGGTTGAACCACATGGAGTTATAGACTGGTGGCAGTTCAAGGATGTGTTTACGGCAGACAGAGTTGACTGCGTCCTGTTCAGGGTAGTCCATCCATACGGTGTTGATGGTGCGGATGATAGTATCGTCTGTACCGTCACGGAGTTTTGCGAGGTTATGGATGGCGACGCCAAAGTTGAAGTATGGATGCTGACGGTTTGTGATCTGTTTTTCCTCAACCAAAGCGTAGTAGTAGCGGGAGATATCGACGGACCAGAGGTAGTCGATAGGTTTATTGACGAGTGTATCGCAGTCGAGCGTGACGCAACGGTCGATGTCGGGGAAGAGTTTAGTGATTGCGGTACGCATGAGAGTCATGTACGTCCATCGGCAGCGGTAGTTTGGTCCGGTTGGCGGGAAGTATCGTTGGTTGCTGACGTTCATGGTCGTGATGCAGTCAGGCAGTTCTTCCGGAAAGTTGTCGTCCTCGATGAGGAAGCAGACTTTGTCCGCTCCGTCGTGGAAGAGGAGGGACTTTGCACACACGGTCATGTCGTGGTAGAGGTTGCGTGTGCCTGCGTAGATAACGGTACGCTCATTCATGGAGTCTTGCCTGCCTTTCCATGACTTCATCCCATGAGAGGTCGGAGTAGCGTTTCACGAGAGCGTAATGTCTCCAGAACTTCTGTCCTGCGTAGTGGATGATACGCTGTTTCACAGCGTCGCCCGTGATGTGCGAGTAGGTTGTGTAGTTGTAGTCAGCCGGAAGTTCCAGGATATGTCCTGCACATACACGGTTGAACGCACCCTGTTCGGGGCAGTCAACGTGTGTGGTATTGAGGATGTCGATGATCTGGTATTGCAGTCCATCCTCACGGAGTTTGTCGAGGTTCATCATGACGACGCCGAAGTTAATGTACAGCGGGTCTGATGACGACTTCTGACGCTGACGTTCCGGTACGCCTGCGAGGTAGTAGTCGGAGATATCGTAGTCCCACAGGTCGGACACGTCGTCGTTAAAGACGATGTCGATGTCGAGCGAGAGGACTTTACTGTACTGTTTGAACAGTTCCGGATATGTGGCACGCATCATGCACATCCATGTCCAGGAATTGTCGAAGTTTGGGCCGTCGTGCGGGAAACATTTCTGGTCCTTGACGTTGATTGTTTCGATGATATCGGGGATTTCGTAGGGGAACTCATCGTCCTCTGTAAGGAAGTAGATTTTATCCACGGCGGTATTGCAGAGGACAGACTTAGCCGATGCTACCATGTTCAGGTAGACGTCATAAGTACCGCAGTAGACAACAATGCGCGGTTCGTGTTCGTCATGGTCGGAGATTGTAGCCTCGACGGGGATAAAGTCATCCTTGTCCTCATCGTGGACAACGGCCGGCGTGTCAGTGATAAGCTTTTCTTTTTCCGCAAGCCATTCTTCGAACGTAGTTTCCTCGTTGAGGATGTAGTACTCAAGCTTGTGCTCGTTATAGACATTCTGTATAAGGTTATAGACTTCAATCTCTGCCTCGGAGCGAATGGGATCGATATCCACGTCCGGAAGCTGTCTGAACTCGTCGTAGTACCTGCGGAAGAAGTCATCAAACTCAGGCGAGGACGTGTTGTTGTTCTTTGAGTCCGTGTAGACAGCGTAGTATTCACGGCAGAAGACCTTTGCAACAGTCCGTCTGAACTCATGGGTAAGGTTTCTATCACGCAGGTTTTCAGCGATGAGGATATCCCTGTGCACGGCGGTATTCATGATTTCTTTGCAGGCGGAGAGCGTGTGACGCCAGCTGTCCTTGCGGAACGTCTTGCAGTAAGGGAAGAAGTCTGTCGTGAGGGTACGAATACGCCACGGTTCCACGGTCGCCAGGACGATGGCGTTGAATACATGGTCGTAGTAGTATCCGGCGTCCTTATCGAACATGATTTTGTTGTCGATCAGGAACTGCCTGCGGTACATCTTTGCGTCAGTGTTGGAGAAGTTCACGCCGTCCACGCTGTTCATGTAGATGATGCCCGTGAACCACTTGCATTCCTGCATCATCTTGCACCAGATGACGTCCGTTTCGTCGTTCGGGAAGTTGGATATCATCATGGACAGGGAGTCAACGTCGGCGAGCATGTCGTCAAAGTTGCAGAACATGATCCAGTCAGACTTACTGGTATATATCGCAGCGTTTCTTGAATCCGCAACGCCTAAGTGTTCT